GGCGCTCAATTGACTCTTCGCGCATATGGCGAGCAAGGCGCTCATTGGCTGCGAAGTCATTGCGTGTTGATGCTGCTAGTGCATCCTTAACGAATGAAGCATCAGCCTGAGCTGAATAAGTGCGGGCTTCGCGTGTAACAACTGCGCCACCTTGAGGTGTAACAACTGCTGCAACTGAAGCGCGAACCTCAGATGCCTTAGCATCTGCAACTGCTTGTGCGTTGAACTTTTCAATCTTTGTATCTAGTGAGCGTGATTCTTCAACCAAGGCATCAACCTTTTCGGTTTCCTCGGCGGTTAAGTCTGTGCGTTCTTCTGAAGCAACTGCTTCAAGAACTGCATCTAGTTCAGCCTTAACTGCATCACGGCGCTCAATTACTTTGTCAAGAAATGACATTTGTTTTGCTCCTTATGAGTTTGTTGGAAAGTTTGAGGTGGTGGCGATAGTTTCACGGCGCTTTCAGGGTGTGAGGTCGCTCCGACTTCATCTGCTACTTGTGCAGCAGAAATTTATTTTGTGTTGTTTACGATTGCCTTAGCAAGGCGAAGGGAGATTTTGCGAGCAGAATCCTCAACCATTGGTGGCACTTCCTCAGGCATCATTGGCATTTCAGGTGAATTGATGCCAACAAGTTCTTCAATCATTGACTTGCCTTCCTCAAGGTAGTCATAAGCCTCAGTTACTTTGTCAAGAACTGCTTGAACTACCATCAAAGATTCGCCATCAAGGGCGCGACCCTCTTTAATTGATTCAATTGCTTGCATTAGTTTTTCCCTTGCTTCAACGGTTGTGGTTGGGTAGGCAGGATAAGTGACGATTGAAACATCACCATCAGCCAAACTTAATTCAATGAGTGTGCGCATTGAACGATCTTCGCTCCACTTTTGACGAATAACGCGAAAAGCAAAGCTCATTTGATCTACATCGCCGCGTTCAACTAACTTGTAAAGGTCGCGGCCTTCGCTTGTATCAGCAATTTCAGCATCCATATACAACCCGCGTGAATCCTCAGTTAGCGTAAGGGTTCCGTTTTTTGTGCGAGCTAATGGCAAACCTTCGTGATTGATAAGCAATCGAACATCAGGGGTTTCGCTTAATGTTTTACGAAATGCGCCGGGGGCGATTCTTTCAACAAATGGAAGCGGAACACTTGGGTCATCAAAAACTGCGGCATAACCTGCAAGGCGCATTGTGCCATCGGCTGCTTGTCGGGCTTCAACATCGCGCACGGTAAATGTGCGGCGCTCAATCTTTTTCATTTTACTCCTTGAATTAGCACTTGCGGAAATGCTTGATGGATTCATTGTTTCAATTCCAAGGGATTGATAAGCAGCCCTTGCACTTTCCCCGTTATCAATTGCCAACTTGATTTCTTTTGTTTTGAGGATTTCCTCGGCTGTTGCTTTCTTATATTCAGGGCTTGACATATCTGTATCGTTCAAAGTTATGGCGTTGTAAATCAAACCTGCTGCGTGTAAATCATTGGCAGTTTTTTGACGATCAGATTCTAAGCGACCTGTAACAATATGAATGAAATCTACTTTGCCAAGTTCATTGACAAAATCAATGTTCTTTTGGATTCCTTCGCTACCATTTAGCACGGTGCCATCAACATCAACAATAACAACTGTGTTTGAATCGCGCTTGCGTTCGCCCATTGGGTCAATTCCTTCGGCAAGTGAAACTGCAACCATTTGATCAACTGCGCCTTGCTTGGAATCGTGGCACCCAATAGTTTCAAATGAACCATCAGGATTCTTTTTAACGGTTGCCCAACCTGCGCAATCGCTCTCTTTGTCTGAAATGTAATACGGCATTAGACAGGATATGCCGAACTTGGGTCGGCAGGGTCAATGCTTGAAATCTGTTGTAGCTGAGATGAAGGCAAACCTGTGTGCTTAATATCAGGCAAACCAACGGCTGCTGCTACTGCGGCAGGGTCAAAGCCAACCTGAATCAAGTTCGCCGCAATTTCTGCTCGCAATTTCAATCCAACATCCTTGGCATCGGCTGCATCAATGTTTTGCAACGGCACTCGGTATTGGTCACCTGATTCAACAGGCGATAAATCCTCAATGGCGCGAACATCGTTTAAGCTCAAGAAACCTTCGCGCAATCCCTTTGTATAGGCATCGTAACGCTCAAGTGTTGTGCCGCGAAGTAGCGCATCAAGGTTAAATCGAATGAAACCATCTGGCTCAGGCAACAAAGTTGATAGTGCTTGCTCAATTCGCTCCAAGATTGGGCGTAATGAGTGCTGAACAAATGACAAGTTTTGCGCTTCAACTGAGGCAAATGACATTGCACCCGCGACAGGATGACCTAAAAGGCTAAGCGGAACGCGGAAAATACGGGCAATTTCCTCAACTGAGAAACGGCGAGTGTCTAAAAGTTGCGCATCTTGCGCGTTTATTTGTAGCGGTTTGAATGAAGCGCCGCCTGAAAGGATGCCAATTTTGCCTGCGCGATAAGGGCCTGTGTGAGTGATGTTCCAATCGCGCCCAATATCTGAAGCCTGTTCCTCGGTTAAGTCGCCGGGAACTTCAATAACACCGCCAGGGTTGGCAGCATTGCCGAAATATGAGGCAGCGTAGGTATCGGCTGCCATAGCTGAACCAATTGTGGTTCGGCAGGCGGCGATTGGGCTTAGCCCGTAACGCTGACCTGGCAAGCGAAATTCTGCGATGTGGAGAACATCTTTATCGGTTAGTTTCTGCTCATATACGCCTTGAACATCTTTAACTCGAACATAATAAACCAAAGGTTCATTTGGAGATAAGCGTTCGATGCGAACATTGCGTGGGTCAAGAACCCAAAGTTCTTGGATGTCACCCATATCATCACGCAGGGTCATAATGTAAGCGTTGCCCTCAAGTTTGAATGAGGAAACAATTTGCTCATAGAATTCAAGGCGAGTAGTTTCAGGGTTTGGCTTTGCTACCCATTTTGGTTGTTCGCCATAAACTGTTGCATAAGGTAAGCGGTTGCGACCTCTGCGAACATAAGCGCCGACAGGTAGCGATGAAACGGTATCGCAAAGCAAACGAACGCAAGAATAAACTGTTGCCATTCGGATTGCTGAATCAGAATCTACAACAACGCCTGACATTGATTGACTTGGTGGGCGACCAGGAATAATCGGTTCAACATATTGAGATTTTTGCGATGCTCGACTTTCATTTGAACTATTTAACCGCTTTGATAAACTCATTAGTTAGCCTTCTCTGTAATCCAAACAAGAAACGAACCTAAAACAATAAATGCGGCAGGCAAAGAAAACATTGCAAGCCCTGATGTAACAAGGCTGATGCCTACAACTTCAACGATGAGCGAGAAATCAATCTTGTTGAGTTTCATTTTCATCTCCTAAACCTGAATTGAAAAGAATTTGGCAACCGGCTTTGCAGGTTCAAGCGGTTGTGTTGCGCGGTCATATCCGAAAATTGAAGCAACGGCAGCATCTACCTTGCGGCGTGAACTTGCCTTGGCAACCATAACTCCGCGAGATGATTGCTTTGTCACGCAGTTTGCAATGTGTCTAGCAAGTGCGGGATTACCATCGTGAGTAAACGATTGGTTCACAACTGCTTCGTAGAATTTTTGCGTGGCGGGAACCATTCGTTCAGCAGAATTCGGATAGCTGACAACGGGTAGCCCTTCCTCATCCAAGACCATAAAAGTTCGCTGCCAACGGGCGGGGTCGAACACGATCTCTCGGACACTAAATCGTTCATCTCTGAAGGTGCTGATAATTGTTTCTTCAACTTCGGCAACGGGGATGTGCCAATCTTGTTCAGCATCATCTGGCCTTTCCCATAAACCGACAACCATTAAGTGCGGCTTATCGCCGCCAAGTAACCAAGCAACAAGTGCCGTTGAGTCATTTGAGAACGCACCATCAAAGGCAAGAATTACATCCTCGCCAATTTCAGGGTAACGATCTTCATTGGCTAACGCTTCCCAAGCACCTGTCGGCAGCCAAGCAACCGAAGTATTTACAAAACAATTAAGGCGCTTGGTTCTAAACTCAGCTTCAGGTGTTCGCAAAACTGCCGAACGCATTTCATCTAAATCGGTAATATCACCAAGACCAGGGTTAGCCTGCAACCAAATCTCTTCGTTGCGGTGATCTGCTTCAACCTTCTCAGGTTCCCACCAAGCAAAGAAAAATGATTGATCTTTCTTTTCCTCTTTAACAATTTGTTGCCCGTACTGATACAACGAATAGCAAAGAGAATCTTGACCATTGCTTTGCGACTTAACGCCTGCGGTTGTAATGCCTAAAAGTAAAGAATCCTCACGCGCACCACCTGCAAGTGAAAGCACATTCCACAATTCCCAACTAGGTTGGGCGTGAACTTCATCAAATATGACAAGCGGTGACGGGTTCAAACCTTCTTTAGAATACGCCTCAGCAGAAAGCACTCGGTAAACCGAACCCTTATCTTTGAATTCAATCGCATCGCGGTAAAGGGTAAACATAGATGAAAGTTCTTCATCCATCTCAATCATTCGCTTGGCGGTGCCGAATACAATTCGCGCTTGTTCCTTATCGGCTGCGCAAGAATAAATTTCCGAACCGTGACCGCCTAGTGTCAAACCTGCTAACCCAATTGAAGCGCCAAGTGCAGACTTGCCTGACTTACGCGACATCCCAATTAGGGCGGTGCGATGGCGGAAGCGCCCGTCATCGCGGCGGGCAAGGGCGTGGTTTAACAATTCCTTTTGCCAATCGCGCAAGACAAGCAGCTTGCCCGCAGGCGAGCCAACTGAATCTTTAGTTACTCGGCAAACTGCTTCGGTGAAGTTGGCATAGAGTGCGCCATCGCCGCGTTGCTGATCTTCAATCGGAACAGGCGTGAGCCATTTAGGGGGCCAAGAATTACTCACTTAGACTTTTGCTGCTCTAACAACTGAGCTAACTTGCCCTTTGTTGTTACTTCAGCAACCCCCAATTTGCTTCGGTCAATTGGTGTTAGACCAAGCAAAGATAAAATCTTGATGATGTCATTCTCAACCGTGTTTAACATTCCGAATAACGGGTTTGAATAGGCGTAGCCTTTGTCGGTGTAGAGAACGAACTCGCTTGAATCTAACTTGGCTTTTAAGGCGTACTTTCTGTCCATCTTTTCGCAAAGTTCAACAAGCAACTTGCCATCGGTTGTTGCAACCCAAGGTGCAAGTTCACGAACCTCTAACCAAATCTTTTTGCCTGATTCAGAAAGGTGAATAGGCGGCTGATTCTTAATCTGAGGCAAGGCAATCACGCTTGCCAAATCAGGCAACTTTTTCTTGCCGGGGTTTCCGTTCCTACGCTTTACCTCTGTTGGTTTTGCTGCTGACATTTGTTCCTCTCATAAATCCACCGCCCCCGGTAGATGAACCGCCTGCGCGATTGGTAAAAAGCCAACGGCTTTTTCAACCAACTGCGCATTGCCAAAATCTGTTGTTGCAGGCATTTGGTGATTTTCCCAAGTGACTTGAACCTTATGCAGATTGAACGCATAGATTCCCTGCGGTGTTGCGTTGATGTAGCAAGGCGCAAAGCCAATTTCATCAGCTCGCTCAACTAGCGCATCAAACTTTTTCTTTTCAATAAGTAAATCGTCATAATGAGTTCGCCTGCATTTGAGTTCAATATGCAGCTTCGCGGATTCGGATTCGCAATCAAAGCGCGAAAATTGCTTAGCACTCTTTTTCAAATCGGGCAATAAATTTTTGCGCAAAATATCAAATAGTTCTAATTCGGACATTCGCGACAAACCCCCCTGAATTGGTACATCGGAAACCTGCGCGGTCA